CCACGACGCATGACCAGACGCCTGGCATCACGCATGTGAACCTGACCAATCTGAATGAAGGCGCGGCGCATTTTTGCCCGGTTAAAAACGAGGTCTTTGGGCTGCTGAAAATCAACGTGCAGAAGCGGCTTAGCCATACATCTCTCCGTCGCTGTCCACAGCCCTCAGCTCCTCGCACTCAAGAAGCAGGTAACGACCGGCAGAGTTCAGGTCTCGCAGGCGCTTAACGCGATAAACGTAACCGCTGTAAACCACCTCAAAATCTGAAGTGATGCCCCGACGGTAACGGATAGTCATGTAGTGGGTAATGATTTCATCAGCCTGAGCGGACTCATGATAGGTCGTGGCCCCCACCTGTCGGACCTTCGCCCACACGTCTCTTTCATTCTGATAGAGCGGCTCTGTGCCATAATCAGCCGCTGCCTGGTCGATGCGCTGGCGCAGGTGAATGCGCTTATTCAGTTCACCGGGATCGGGCAGCGTGAAAACGGCACTGGTATTTGATGATCGTCGCTGCATGCTTAAAATCCTGAAGATGGTAAGCGTCGGGGGTGAAGAAGAAACTCAAATGCCTGCGGCGTCTCCGACATCTCCAGCTCTGAGACTGAGCTGCGGTGTTCATACCAGTGGCTGACCAGCATCAATATACCCAGCCGGATATCTTCTGTTATCACCATGCCGTCTGTATCGAGCGGGGCAACATCTGCCACCGTTTTATAAAGATTACGGTTGAGGTAAGTCACCGCCTTTGCCTCGGCTGCAAGTGCCAGCAACTGCAGGTGGTTATCTTCATCCGTGAAGTCGCTCTCCAGTCGGCACTGCTGTTTTATTTCTTCAAGTGTCAGCAGCATGACAACGCCTTATTTTTTAGCTTTTTCCTTCGCCTCAGCTGCCGCTTTCGCGCTGGCTTCAGCGTCCGCTTTTTCCTGCGCTTCAGCAGCGGCCTTTGCTTTGGCCTCTTCTTCAGCCTTCGCAAGCGCTTCGGCTTCGGCTTTTTCCTTCGCCTCAGCTGCCGCTTTCTCCTCTGCGCTGTCATCCACCTCACTGGCATAGCCCAGCTTAATCAGCTCACGACCGTGCTGCTCGGTGGTCTCGATGGTGTTGCCTTCAGAAACGACTGTGCCGCCGAAATAGTTCGGTTTAATCAGAAGCAGTTTCATGCTTTTCTCCTTCAAAGCGGCCCGAAGGCCGCCCGGTGACATTTAGCTTGCAACCGGCGCTGTAAAGCTGCCGTAGATGAATGCTTCAGGACGTTTGACGGCCAGCGCCAGACGCTCTTCACAGCGGATTGAGATCATGTTCTTCTCAAAGTCATCTGAGTTTTCGGTGGAAATGACCACGTTGGCATCTTCACGATCAAACAGCTGCGCCGCCGCATTGAACGCACCAGTCAGGAATTTACCCTGGAATGCTGCTGTTTCAGTGGCCACAACAGGCAGGCCCCACAGAGTCGGACCGGTCAGTGCGGAAGGGTTAGCCAGGATGTAACGGCCCAGCGTGTCTTTGGTCAGCTCGATCTTCGCCCAGTCAATGAAGTGAAGAACATGACCGGAAGCCGGGAACCGTGCCAGCTGCGCCTGTAGCATTGCCAGTCGCAGGTCGTCAATACCGTTCTGCTTTTCAACTGCAAATGCAGCGGCGAATTTGGATGCCTGCGGCACGATGCCTTTGAGATGCGCCCCGGTGCCATCGCCGAAAAGAATTTCCTGCTCTTCGACATACTTCAGGCCGTAGCGCATCTCTGCATCAATGGTCGACTGCAGCTGAGCGAAGTCATCCAGAATCTGTTTGGATGCTTTGAACATATGCGCGATCGTCGTGACCGGCGTAATCTGAGTTGCGAACGCGATGTTGCTGTAAGGCTTCGCAGTGCCTTCTGCAACAGCCTTGGCGGCATTGGTAAAGCCGGTCTGCTGAACCCAGAAAATTGCAGGTGATGAGGTGCGCCCCGGCGCAATCAGATCGCGAATAAACAGGCGCTGTTTCGGCGCGGTGTCGATACCGGGAAGGCGCTGAGGTTCAACAACGCCGGTTGCCACGTCAGTTGACAGTAGCGCTGCATTTACAGGAACGCTGACACGCTTACCACCTTCAACGCTGGCCGCAAAAGCTTTAAGCGCTTCGCTGCTAATCACGGTCTGACCTACGGTTTCGATGGTCTTTTTCGCGTTAGCCAGTGGCATCTGTGCAACGTGCTGCTCCAGCTCGCCCACCGAGGCCTTGAGGGCTTTGTTTGCTTCATTCAGCGCATTAAACTCAGTAGCGATTTTGTCTACCGCTTCCTTAGTCTGCGCTGACAACTGACCTGAGTTCTTAGCTTCTTTCAGTGCGTCTTCAGCTTTCTGACTGAAGGTGCCGGACACCTCTTCCAGCTTTGCAGATACTTTTTTCAGTAACTCATTTACATCTGACATGGTGATTCCTTATTAGCCGAACGCGGCCAGCGCGTTTTTAAGTTGAGCAATATTTTCGGGGTTGATTTCGTCGGTAGCGCCCGGCATACCTTTAGGGGTGGCAGCAGCGCCTGACTTGCTGCCAGTTAATGCTTTGAGAAGTTTTCGACGCTCAGAGCGAGGTGCATCGGTTTTTGCCAGCATCGCGTCCAGCTTGCGCAGAGCAGCTGCAGGGCTGTCATCGTCATCAGCAATCTCATCCGCCGCTAGAAGACGATCAGCAAAACCTTTTTCAACTGCATCACTGCCGCCGATATAGGTTTCCGCATTCATCATTGCCTCAATGGCTTCGGCGTCCAGACCTGTTCGAGCGCCATAAATATCATTCATGGCCTTATCGAAGGGCTCCATGTCAGAAGCCACCTGTGCAAGATCGTGACGGTTTCCTACCGCGTACACCCAGCAGTTATGGATCATGATGAAAGCGCCGCGGCCAATCTGGACCTCGTCCCCAGCCATCGCGATAATGGAGGCAGCAGAAGCAGCCAGGCCCAGCACCTTAACGGTGACTTTCCCTTCGTACTCACGGAGCAGGTTGTAAATCGCCAAGCCTTCAAACATGTCACCGCCCGGCGAATTGATGTTTACCGTCACGTCAGCACCGCCGATGGCACGCAGCGCTGCCGCGATGCGGCTAGCGGTAACGCCATCGCCGTACCAGTCAGCGCCAATCACATCGAAAACAGAGATGCTGTTGTCATCATTTTTTGCGGCTTTAATGCCGCCGTTCCAGCGCTCCATGGCAGATGACGGCATATCGCGTTTTTCGCGCGCAGAAGGCCGCCCCTCCGGCGCTGGCGGAAGGCTTTTCAGGGTCATTGATTAATCCTGTGTGTCGGAGGGTGATGGCACCTGAGTGCCAGAAGTGTTTTGCGGCGTCACTGATCGATCAGGGAAAAGCCAGCTTTCAAGCGCTGCCCTTGCCTTCTCTCCGCCCGAGTCGCCATCTTTACCCAGCATTTCAAGCGGCGTGAGGTTAAGCTGAACGGTATAGATATCACCGCCATCAATCGGAGGAAGATTCTCCAGGCGGCGGACGTCATTGCGCGACATCCATCCGTTCTGCAGCGCGGTGGTGTAATAAGCTGAGCGTCCGGCGCTGTCAGCACGCAGAAGGCCTTCAACGGAAAATTCAGCAAAGTAATCTTCATCGCCATTGAGAAGACAGCGTGAGATTTCCTGCTCAATATTTATCAGCTGAGGTCGCAGGGTGTTGGTTAGGAACTGCATATTCATCCCCTCAACACTTGACGACCAGCTGCTCTGTTTCGTCGTGTGTCCGACCATAAAAGGCGGTACGCGAAACCAACGACAGATTTCTTCAATACTGAACGAGCGTGACTCGAGCATCTGAGCCGCTTCAGGGTCCATGGTGATGCCGTTAAATTTCAGATCGTTTTCAAGGATCATCATTTTTCCGGCGTTTTTCGAGCCCTGAAACATTGTCAGGTTGTCCCGCAGACGTTTGCGCTGCTCCGGCGTCAGGGTTTTATCAGTTGAAAAGAAGCCAGCAGACTGAATGCCGTTGTCAAAAATTTTCCCGGCAGCCTGCTCTACCGCCATTGCTGAGCCAAAAACTTCACGACCGATCATAATTGGCATCAGACCACAGACACCATCAAGCCCAAAGCCGCGAATGTGCATCATGCTTTTAACCGGGATGATGCGTTTAACGCCATTCTCGGTGTAGGTGTACTGAAGTTCGCCACTATCCAGGCGCTTAACCACCATGCATTGAGGCAGGAGTGGGATAAGGGAAACCAGCTTATTCCCTATCATTTTCTTTTCAACGAAAGCATTTCCGCGAAGGCAGATGCTCGCTACCACCATAAGCATAAAGCGTGATGGCGTCATTTCGCTGTTCGGACGACGGCATAAAACCTGATAAGCGGGGTGATCCTTAGCCAGCTTTCTGGAGCCATCGGACTCGCGCAGATAAACCTTCATCGGCAGCGTTGAAACTGACTCGCTTAACAGGCGAACACAGGCCCATGCAGCTGACAGGCCTATTGCTTTTTCTGCTGTCACTGTTTGTCCGCTGCTACTTTTACCAAGCCAGTCAGCGAAAAACTCTCCGGTTGTGAGGCTTATCGGTACGCCCAGCCAGTTGAGTAATGCGCTTTTCACCCGGCCAGGCTGCTTATTTTCCTTCATCAGATACCTACCATGATCGGGTCATCAAAAAAGTCATCAGGATTACCGCTCTCCACCAGCACCGCATCCTCTGCTGCACCGATTGCCATAGCGGAAGCCACCACTCCATCAATACGGCCGGTGCTTTTCTTTTTGGCAAATATGCGGTTGTCCTTCTGGTCAGCCTCAAGCACCGCAGAGGCGGCATTCCAGCGAAGGCAGGGATTAGGGCGTATGACAAGCACCCTGTTGTTTAGGTGCTCTTCAAACAACTCAATTGATCGCGGCATCCAAAGCCCGGACTCCTGCGCCTTATAAAACCCTTGTCCGTGCGGAACAAGGTCAACGCTCACAGACTCGCTTTCGAGTTCTGGCTCCAGATACTTGATACGGTACTGGTCAAACGCGATGCACTTAATGTCGTATCTGGCTGCGAGCTCACCGATGCGCACCGCTACAAAACCGTAGTTGACTGCCTTACCCGGTGGTGCGTGAATGAAGCCATTACGCAGCCAGGCGTCATAGGGAACGTGGTCAGTCTTGGCTCTCTCCAGCAGGGAATCTTTCGGCGTCCAGAACTCAACTAAAAGCTTTTTGGATTTCGGAAAGTAAAGCGCCAGCGCGGTCAGATCGCGGGAGCCTGAGAGGTCCAGCCCGCCATAGCACTCTTCGCCCGCCAAATCTTCCGGGTCAAACTCCTGCTCGCACTTCATCCAAGTGTCGCTGTCAATCCACGGATCGGACGCTTCCACCCACTGGCAGAAGTTCAGGCGTCGGACAATGCTCTCTTTTGATGGCATGCCGCGGGCCTGAGTCACCTGCTCCCGCAGGTATTTATCCGTGAAGGTCTGACCCAGCGACGGGTTAGCTTTACCCCAGCAGGCTTCATCTTTAAACGGGTCGTCGCCCTCA